GTTTGTCTTTTCCACGTCCTGGTGTAAAATCTTGCACAGGAATACCCATCCTTCTAAATTCTTGAAGTAAAGGTTGTCCAGAAGCTTTGGCTTCTATAATCGTAGTTTCTGGTGTCCAATATTTGTATTGATCTAATGCAACTGCTTTTAACTCTGGAAAATCAAATCTACCTCTAATTGCATCTATTAACATAATAGCATCAGGAGCTCCATCTTCAGGTTTGAATATTCCCCAAGTTGTTATCGCAGAATAGTCTGCTGTTTCTTTTTTGGAAAAGGCTGTATCGTAAGATTGTATAACGTGTTTTAAAACTGGCATATCATATGGCCATGGAATCCACCAATCTCTTTTTATAATTGCACCCTCTTCAGACGAAGGTTCTTGCATATATTGTGCTGACCAGTTTCTAATTGATAATGATGCTTTAACTTTTTCAAGTTCATCTAAGTTCCAATATTCTGGCCATACAGGATTTCCACTAGGTAATATTGCAGGGAATGAAATTTTTTGCCATTTGTCTGCTTTAGGTTCAGACTCTGATTTTATTAATCGACCTGTTAAATCATCTTGCGCCCATCTCGTCATCACAAGTACGATTGAGCCTCCAGGTTGTAAACGTTGTCTAGGTCCTGACAGATACCAATCAAAAGTTCTTTCCATTGCAGAATCAGATAAAGAATCTTGTTCCGTGTGTGGGTCATCAATAATCAAAAGATCCGCCCCTCGTCCTGTGATAGAACCGCCTACCCCCGCTGCATAATATTCTCCACCCTGATTGGTCTCCCAACGTCCTTTTGCTTTTGAATCTTCTCGTAGTTTAACATCTCCGAAGATTTCTTTAAACTCCGAGCTATCAATTAAATTTCTTACTTTTGCACCAAATCTTGCTGAGAGCTCTGCGTTATGTGATACCTGCATCAATTTCATTTTAGGATTTTTTCCTATCATCCAAGCTGGGAAGTAAACAGATGCAAACTCAGATTTAGTATGTCTAGGAGGCATATTAACAATTAACCTACCTTTTTTATTTTTTGCTATCTCAGTAAATTCATGGGCAATGTGTTGGTGGTGGCCCCATCTATTTGGGTCCTTATCTGTTCTACAAATAAATTCAGGCCAAACATTTTTTACAAAATATAAGAAGTTGTCCTGACATAATTTAATATGTTCTATCCAGGTTCTCTCTACCTTCAATCGTAATTGATCTGTGGTTAATAAATTTGTGTCAGACATGAGATTTTATATCCTATCGGGTCCCCATTTTGTTTCACACTACACTACATGTATTTGAGTTGCAAGATTTAGTCAAAGTCTTAGTAACATGTAAATCTTTTGTCAAAAAAAAATTTTGACAAAAAAGCAAAAAACAGAAGTTTTTTGAGACCCCTATTAAGTAGCGGGGGCGTTAGCCCCCGCGTGTTTATTATTTTTTCTTAAAGTATTTTTTTACTTGCGCGTCAACGCGCTGGATATTAGCGTTATCTTGCGCGATCCTGTACGTATCAAGTTTAAATGGGTTTATACCCTTGATAGTCTTAACCCCTCTTTTAGAGGGGTTAAGGTCTTTTAGTTTATTCTTCTTCACGCTTTGCCTTAACTGTTATTGCGTCAACAGGTTTATTTTTAAACTTAGCGTAAAGATCAGCGTGAGCATTTTTAAAGGCTTTACTGTCAAAAATAACTTTTTTATTGTTGACAACCTCTAGCCACGTCTTGACACCTTTCCAACTGAACGACTTCGCCAATGGTTTAATAAAGACTTTTTTATCGTCTTTAATCTTTACGCAACCAACAGCAATAAGTAATTGCTCCTGAAGTAAGTCGCTTTTTTCTTTAAAGTCTTTTAATACTTGTTTATGCTCCGCAAGTTTAAAAGCCATTTCATTAACAGTCATTTTTGACAACTGTTTGATTAGTTTATGTTTGTTATTCATTTGACCTCCTTTGTTTGTGTTTTATGAATATTAAACATGAGTTTAATATAATGGGATTTAATAGGATATGCAAGTTATAAACTGACCATTTTGGGTTTTCGCTGTATAACCCTGCTATGTTGCTGTTTTGTTTGTTGATAAACCCATTATGAACACCCCTCTAAATTGCCTTAATTATAAAATGAATAATAAAAATTATGGCTATAGAGACAATAGGTCTATACATTAAAAATAAAATTACATGCGCTATAAGCTTATCCAACAAAATCACTATCTTGCTTTTTTGCAAGTCCTTTTGCTCTTAATCCAATGACCGCGCCTGACTGTTTTTCTTTGAATCTTAAGTCGTGCTTATCGCCATCAATAACTTTACGCCCTTTGAATTTTTTAGGAAGTTTGTCTTTAAACACATAGGCAACGTTTATCCCCTTACGTAACGCCTGCATGCATTCGCGATGATTCTCACCACTGTGAGAATAAACGACATAGTAGTTTTTAATACCATGATCCAAATAATTAAAAACTTTTGTATAGTCATAAAATTGGACATCAGGATTCAGCTGCATTAAATTCTGACCGTTGACTGTGTAACGATGCCATGGGAGATCTGAAGTCCCATTTAATCTAACAGCGAATTTAAAACCAGCTTGATCCGCCCGCTTGCTTAATTGCTTAATCTCTACATCTAGATCTTTTAAAAATTTTAAACGGTCCTTCCAGAATGCATTCGTTTTATTGATTCGCGCATCCTGGACCGAATTCATTTGTCCACGTCCTGAAGTATTCAAACAAGCTGCCGCGCAAGCCGCGGATGCTTTTGGACAAACATTTTTCCCGCTAAGCTTATACGGCGCCAGGTGAAGGATGGCCGTTTTATAGCCGAATCGTTCACCCTTAGCCATCTTAGTCTGACTATAATAATTAAGAAGGGGCATGAGTTACATCCAACCAGTTACCGTCTCTTTTTACTCTTAGAATGTCCCTGGCATATATGCTGCCGGTCTCACCGTATAGGCCGATCTCTTGAGCATTAGTATATATTAGTACTATTTTTTTTAAGCCCCGGCCTTGCTTTACTGATTCTAACAGGTTCCCTGATACTGGAGTACCAAGCTGCTTTGTTAGGATCTTATCGCCTTTTTTTAGATCTTTATATTTCATTTTTTTCCTTTTGTTTGTGTTACGGCCCGGTCCAGTAAGACGCCGATTGTGCACCCTCGTACGCTTTCCACTTATTGGACCGAACCAAATTACAGGGCCAAGAGTCGAACCCTAGGGGGTTGAGTGCTGGCGCTGCGGTAACTGTATAGCATGGGATCTGATGGGCTGTCAAATCTTTTTTTATAAGCTTTGAAAATAACCAACAGCTTGCAATGGCCACGCCCCGCGCTACACGCACATAGCAACGTTTAACAATCGCATAGCAACGTTTAAAAATCGCATAGCGATTTTTAAAATCTTGCATAGTGATTTTTAGGATTTTGATTTATTTTCCCATAGCATACGATCAAAAAGTAGAAGAAGCGTGGCACTTGAGACTTCCCCCTCTGCCAACAGTTCCACGCGTCGCGTCTCACGCACCCTGAAAAGTTTTAAGAGACCTTGCGAGAGGGTCTCTTGCAAGATAAAAGACTTCCCCCCATGTATTTGATGATCAATATGCCAGTTAATTTGATATTTTGAAAGACCTAAATTCTTGACTTCATTTGACTTTAACTCTACCCAAATAGACTTGCCCTCACAGATATAATAAACATCAGGAATTCCATTAATTGTATTGCTTTCTATGCGAAAAATTTGACCTATTAACTTAAGTTTTCTTATCTTTGCCCACAATAAACTCTCTCGTTTTTTCATGAGAGAATATTAGTCAAGTTTTTGAATAAATCAATAGGCGACGATCAAGTCGCCCATGATACTGATTGCGTCATCAATTTTGTTGTGTTTTTGGTAGAGCTCTAATTTTGTTATTCCAACTCAAGCCCACATTACCAAGAACATCATCAAGAGATTTCTTCAAATCCTCCGAAACATTTGCCTCCATAACTTGATCTTGACAAGTTTCTTTTAAATTTTTGAGATATCCAAGTTTTTTACCTTGATTAGTCTCTTCCGCTTTCTGTTCTGCAAGTGCTTTTGCCCATTTCCTTATTTGGTTGAGGCAAAACTCTACACTTATTTTAGAAAAGTCGCTATCATCATTTGCATACCACTCTCTGTTTGCTCTGTAAGTTTTATTTTTTTTACTTGTGGTCTCGAAAAATGACCTTGCCTTTCGCCTCGCTATTTCCAAGTCTCTTTCTGCTTTCTCAAGATTGTTGATTATTTTCTCCGCGCCTATTTTTTTGGCTAGAGTTTTTTCAACACTTTCGGTCATTTCTGATATTGTTGATTTCAACAATAATTCCTCTTGTTCAATTAAAGGGTCAAGTTTTCTTCTTAACTTATCTCTGAAATGATCTCTTTGATATAATTGCATACCTTTTGACATATCTACTCCTTTGTTTGTTTTACATTACAGGTAATAAATAGGTTTGGTCTTTTTTAATTAATTGAAAAGCACCACCAT